CTTAGCCATTTCCTTACGACTAGCGTACATCTCGCCTGTCTTGGCTTCTTTCATGCCACCTTTAGCATAGCCACCCTTAGCCATCTTCATGGCAGGGCCACCACTCTCGTAGTTGCAAGCCTTCTCATTGAAGTCAAAGTCCTTGACATATTTCATTTTTGCCATGATTTATCCTTGTGGGTTAGCGTATGTCTTGATGCATTCAAGAACAACACAGTACATATCACCTGCTGAAGCATCTGCGGTAGTAAACAGCACATCACCAGTTACACCAGCGCCTGCGTTGTTTGGAATACCACCAAAAGATGACAAGTCCATCAGATAGTTTGAGTTCTGAGGAATCATCCATGCGAACACATCCGTTGTGGCATCCCAAAGAATGCGCACTTCCATGCCATGTGTCGTTGCAAAAATCTTGTTCAGCTTTACACCATTACAAGCATTGCCAGAAGCATTGGAACGCAATGTAGAAACATCGATCTTAATTACACCAGTCTCACCAGTGCCATCAGAGATATTTGTAAATTTAGCAATAAACAATCTCTCGCCATCGAGGATCGTTTGCGAAGCTACAGCATCAGCCATATAAATCTCCTGAAGTTAAAAATGAAAGGGGCGAACCCCTCTCAATTAAGCGGCAACAGCGCCATTCAGGGCAACGATGTCCCAACCTTGGGCAGTGTAAATCAACATAGCGCTATCACCAACAGCGGTGAAAGTAATTGTTGTAAAACCGATTTTGGTTGTGGGTGTCAATACGGCTGAACCGCCATCAACAATGTGGCTGATGATCTTGATTTGACCAACAGTACCGTTAGCCAATGTCAGTGCTTGTGAAGCGCCTGTGGTTGTCAAGCTAGTCAACATGTCAGTGATGTTAACTGCGCCAGCGCCAGAGAGAGCTTGGTTAGTGGCGAATACATCGCCAGTGATGTTGCCAGTCACATTACCTGTGATGTTGCCCGTGATGTTGCCCGTGACAGCGCCAATAAAGCCATTGGTGGATGTAACTGGGCCAGAGAAGGTGGTTGATGCCATGATAGTTCCTTACATGCAAGTGTTGCGCAACCGTCTGCATGTCGTCGGCAAGGGCGTGCCGTCTGTTGCGCGTGGATTAAATGTGCCCAGCAAACACCCCCCTTGCGGAGAGTGTTCACTTGATACTTTAGTTAAAGATCAAACGCCTGCTGTACCAAAGATACCGCGAGGGTCAGTCCAACCGAAAGTATAACGCTCGGTTGCTTTGTAGCGCATTGAATCAGTCTCGAAGTCGCCTTCCATAGACTTTTCCAAACCACGGCGCATCAACAACTTCAAGCCTTCTGGTGCATCAGTCTCAATCCACCATGCAGTGGTTGATGTGATACGAGACAAGTTAGCTTGACCATCAGCCAGCAAGCCCATGGACTTAACAGGGTTGATGTCGTTGTCAGCAGTGCCTGTACGCAACACACTCTTCAACAGAACTTCGGCTTGGAACACATTAGATGGGCCAGACACGATCTTGGTAGGAGTCAAGCGGATACGCTTGCCGTTGTTGTCAACAGCGTTACGAATCTGAATGAGCAACTGCTCAAGAGAAGTTTGTGAAAGAGCGGCGGCAGTAGTAAGCTGGTTACTGAAAGTGCCATTCACGATTGGGTGTGAAGCATTAACCAAAGATACGCCATCACCACCAACATATGAACCGTTAAATGCACGGTTCAGGATGTTAGCGCCAAGGGTTTCCTTAGTTTCAATCAGTGACTGTGCCAAGTGTTTGGCATAGGTCTGACCGATACGGATGTGATCACCGTCCTCAACTAAGACTTTGGTCAAGCTGAATGCCAAACCGTAGACTTTGTAGAGGTAGCGTTGCAAGAACAATACGCCACCAGATTGGTAGCTTACTGCCATGCCATCAGGCAACTCGGGAGCCGCGCCGAAACCGTACAAGACGGGTTCTTCGTGGTAGTTACGAGGAATGCCTTTTTGCTCACGGAAAACCATCTTCCATTCATCAGCACGCTGATTGTAAACTCCGTCAAAGACTTCGTTCAGGATTGGCTCAACAACGGATCGAAAGTCCGTACTACGCATTGGGGTAGCCATAATTTAGCCCTCCTTATACCGAGTTCACTGCGGCTTTGTAGTGGTGTTCGTTGATACGAACAGTCACAACAACATAAGCGTCAGTGAGGGAGTCGTTGATTTCATATCCAAAGCCAGTGATCTGGAATTGACCAGAAGTAGCTTGAATGGCGGTCAGGTAAGTGTTTGACAAACCTGTTTGTGTTGAGCCACCTGGAGAGGCGACTGTCCAATCACATTCTTCGCCGACAGCTGTTTGCACAGTTGTACCAGCGGAAGGATTGTTGTATTGAACATCAAACAGCGTTTCAGGGTCATCATACACCCAAGCCGTAATCTCTGTACCAGTCGTACCAGAAGGCCAGAAAGGAGAGATTGAAGGCTTGCCGGTGGCGTCCAAATACTGCACACCTGCGAAGATGCCCAGCAAAGAAACTCCATCGGTTGTGCCTGAACGAGTACCGTCAGACGTGCCGAGTTGAATAACGCCGTTGTCAGTCAACTTAACGGGGTCACCGCTGAAGATGTTGGCTGCGTAGGCGCTAGCGATTACATAGGCTTTCGGGCGCATCTGACCACTGTTGTGGTAAGACGCACGAAAACCAAAGGGTGCGCTTGTCGAAGACATAGTTGCTCCTAATGGATTAAAAAGTTGCGTCAGGAAAGATCAAACTGAGCTTCCCGCTGTTGCCCTATTTCCATATTGCCGTCTCCCATAGTCAGTCGCGACTTAGATGTGCGAGCTTGCTGCTCGAGGAACTCGGCGGTGTCGCTGAGTTTCTCTTCTTCACGCAGGGGTGCATCGTGATGCGCCTCCTTCATGTATTTCTCATAAAGAGAAATAGGCAGCTTAAAAGCCAACATCTCATTCACCCCGATAAGCCCTGCCCAATCACCCGATTGAAGGGTTGCATATTCCCAGCCAGGAACGTCTTCTGGCTTAACTGGTTCATAGCCCAGTCGGATCCGCATTTGGATAGAGTCACGAGGGTTAGTCGTGGTCAGCCAGCAACAATGCCAGCCGGGAAGTTTTGGCAAGTCCGGTAAAGAGGACTGGAAAAACTGTTGACGGAACATTTCAACCCGCTCGTCTTCGGTCACCTCTCGGTTTTGTGTGACTGCACGATATACCATCGCGCGACTCTCACGACCTGCTCCTGCGGATTTTTTCAAGCGTTCGTCTGTCATAATACTCGCTCCTTTCAGCGATTGAAACCAATTATAAATTGAAAATCAAAAAGTGTAAATTTATGCCTTATTGGCACGATCGTACTCAGAATACCGCTTGGCATACTTCATACGCAAAACAGGGTCATCCCATACGCCGGCATCAATCAGAGCCTGTTTACGCTCAGGGCTGAGATAGATTTCCTTGCGGGTTGATGCTGGTGCATGCTCACGGCCAGAACCTACGGCAGGGCCGCCACGAGGAGTTCTTTCTTCCTTGGCTTCACGTGTGGGTTGACGCTGGTTTTTAAACTTTTCAGGCAAACGCCGTGCAGTTCGTTTACGAAGCTCATCCCAATACTCTTCAGTCTGGGAATTGAATCCGTCCTTGGCCAAAGCTTGGTCAATGGCAATCACAATGGCAGAGTCTTCATCACGACCTTGAGAGTCATACCATGGATTCTCAGCCATGAACTCCTTGGCATAGTGCATAGTCAGATCATCAATTGACTGACTTTGTGCCTGAGGACGCTGCTGCGCTGCCTGCTGCTTAGCAAACTGAAGTTGCTGAGCTTTCTGCATTGCTTGATCACGATAGCGCATGGCTTGTGCTACATCAGCACCATTGCCTGCTTCTACAGCTTTGGCAATGACTCGCTCGGCCATTTCAACTTCATTGGTAGCTGACGCAATTGCTTGGTCGTAACTGCCTAAGTCTACTTGGTGTGAGCGTTGCTCTTGAGCAGATACTCGGCGCTCAAGGTCATCATTGCGTTTACGTAAGAAGTCCAGTTCGAGTTTGTCGCGTTTGATTGCTTGGTCTCGGCGGTCTTTACGCTCAAGTTTCTCGAGTCTGCGTCGCTCTCGTATTGCTGCACGCTCAGGGTCATTACCGTCATCATCGCCTTCATCTTGATCAGCAGATGATGCAGTGCGATCATCCTCTTGGTCTTCTTGACTATCGCCTTCTTCAGAGCGATCAGTCAAATCATTCTTATCTTCAACGATAACGATTTCCTCGCCACCGCCTTTTTCGTCGTCTTCTTTCATTACATCAGCCATAACTCATCTCCTTTCAGATGAATGCTCGGATTGCTAACGGGTCGCCAGTTACCTGCCCGATAATATCCAAGTCGTTAAAAATAACAAACATTGCAGAACCGTCTGTACCTGGAATCTTTACTTCCCAGCGATCACCGCCGTACTTAGCTACACGAACGTATTCGCCTGCTTTGCACCATTCACCTTCTGGCCACGTCGTCATCGAATCACGATTCTTGAAAGCCAATGGACCTAAGGCAACTACTTTGCCAATTTGCGTGTTCCATTTTTCGGTTTCGTTAGAGCCATGAATATCAATGATGATACCTCCAGCAGATTTCTTTTTCGGTGTGCGGATCTGGATCAGAACACGGCTTCCGAAAGGCTGAATGCCAGCATCTACTGCTGGAAAAGCCTCCGCCATTGCGTCCTCATAGGTCGTTGTCAAAGTTTTTCTCCTCGTCTAGAAGGGTCAATAGTACGTTGATTGCTGCCTCATAACCAGCAACCATTCCAACGCGATACCCGTACTCGAAAGTATCGCGAGTCTGTGGTCGCCTCAAAGCATCGACAGCAAATGATTGCTGCTCTACTTTCAAGCGATTTAGAAGTTGTAACTCTATATTCATGCAGGAGTCTTAGGCGTTGCAGGTGCAGCAGGCAGCTTTTGGCCATCTACTTTTTGACCTGCCGCCATGCGATGGTGCTGCTTTACAAAGGCACTGTCCATCGGTACTTGTTTGTCATTAGGTTTGTCGCTCATGGTTTTCTCCTTAAGGATTTGGGTTAATTCCGCCGCCGGTACTCACTGCAACCTTCTCACCTGTTGCCATTTCGGCAGCAGCAAGAAGTTTTGCCGTGTCATTGTCAGCCGTGTTGATACGCTCACGGGTTTCTAGCTCAGCTGCAACACGCATGTCTTCAGCTTGTTGCTTGATCTGCTCTGCTTGCAAACGCTCAGATGCTTGTTGCTGCTGAGTTTGTAACTTAGCCGCTTCAAGTTGTTGCTGCGACTGCATTTTCTGTTGCTCGATTTGCAACTTAGCTTGATCAACTTGCATACGTTGCTGCATTGCTTGACCTTGCACTTGCGCATTGAGCTGAGCAACTTCCATGGTCTTATCTGGCGGCATTGGAGGTTGAGGCTTGAACTGTTGTGCGGCTTGATCAAGCTGTGCCAACTCTTCAGCAAAGCTGCCGAGCTGTTGCTCGATAAACTTTTGCACTTCCAAGATAATTTTGACCTGGTCTTCTGCTTCTTCAGGGATCAGTTCCTCTGCTTGTGCTTTGTCAACCGCATTGTGTGCTTCGACCAAGTAGTAGTTGAGCAAGTGGTCACGCAAGTGCGTAGCCATTGGGTACAAATACGTCTTGGCAATTGCAGGATTTGAGCCAAACAGAGGCGATTTCAAGAAAGGAATGTGCGTCATCAAGTGTGCCATGTGATCTTGCGATGGCAACACGTAAATTGGGCGGCTCATTGCTGCAGCAACGTTCTCTGACACAGGATCCATGTCTTCGCTGCCGGGCAAAGGCTGCAAAACTTCGTTTGCAGGCACTTTCATGTTGCGAAGGAACATCTCCTCAACTTTACGCGCATCGTACATCTGCGGCATGGCTTGTGCACGCTGCATGATGGCTTGAGTTTGCGCAAAACGTTGGGTTTCGCTAAAAATTGCAGGGTCGCTGACAGGAATAATGTCCATCGGACCGTCAAAGTCCGAAGGATCAATCTCCAAACCTTGCGATTGCGCTTCAATGTCCTCGATTGTCAAGTAAGCACTGTTGATGCGGTGCAAAATCTTGAAGCAACGAGCCATTGAGCTGTGCAAACGGCTGTGAATCGAGCTGAATACCACCATGCCTTGCTCAATAAGAGCCATGGTCGTACCAACTGGTTGATTCGGGTTCTGATCAGACAGCTTTTCAAACGAAGTTTGCACAACGCCTTTGCCTGCATCGACCAAGAAGCCTAAAAGTTGGAACAAAGTAGGGCTTGGGCCGTTGAATGGCAGCGGCATGGCTAGCTTGCGCACGTCATCGATCAATGCACCGCCTTCCATCTCAACCACTTCAGTAGGTTGGACGTTAAGAGTCTGACCGCCAGGACCGCCTTTAAGCTTCAGTAGCGTAGGCACGTTCTGAATGTGTGCAGAATCTAGCAAAGCACGCAAAGCGCCTGTAGCTGCACCACTCAAACCGCCAATCATATGTGTCAAACCGATTGGGTAAGCACCACGCCATGGCACAAATGGGAACTCTACGATCCAGTCAAGTTCTTGTTGACGTTCATCATCAGGTTCCCAGTTACGGTACAAACCCAAACCTAGGTTGGTTGTCTTATCAATGCTCAAGATGTATGGCTCAGGGCCATCACCAAAGTCAAGGTAAGTGTAGACCTCATAGACGGTGCGCAAACCGTCTTCGTTGTAACTCAGATCTTTACGGCCTTCGATCTTGTCATTAGCTTGTGTCGACTTGCTAAACTCTGGGTCTTCAGGAATGCCAAGGTCAACGTCGATGTACATGCCAGATTTAACTCGGCGCTGATACTCAAACTTGGTAATGTATTGAACGTGGGTCTTGCGCTCAGCGGTATAAAAGTTTGTTGCTGCAAATGGCAAATAAATGTCATCGATTGCAATGAACTCTGAGTTAGGACGGCGATGCAGCGGGTTCCACATGAACTTCATGTATTGACCGCCGCCAAGTGGCAGCTGTGTGCTGAGCTGCTCTAGTTCACCACGGAACTCGACCATCTGCTCAGTCGTTTGCCAATTCATGAACTCGGCTTTACGATTTGCTTTCTGAATTTTGTTCTTGTCACGCTCACCATAGATCTTGCTCTTGACAGGACCGTTAGGCGGGAACACTTCTTTCATGAAGCGTGCAGAAAAGTCTACGCAAGCTTCAACCAGCATCGGATGCACAACCTTGTTTGCACCTGTAAACTGAGCACCGCCTGGTGCATCATCGCCTAGACCAGTACGACGCAGACCTTCTTCGTACTGTTTGTCTCGTTTCTCACGGGCTTCTTTGTCATTGCCAATCTTTTCGAGCAAGTCGCTGATAGCTGTTTTCAGCATATCTTGATCGACCTCGTCAACAATGTTGGCAAAGTGAGCTAACTTAGTTGCATGGTCTTCGTTATTTGTTTCACGAAGAATTGCACCGCCGTCCTCTGTGTCTTCAACTTCGTTGTCAACATCCTCGAGTTCAACGCTCTCGCCTTCAGGCAAATCGTCTTGTAGTCTTTTAGTTGCCATTCGTTACCTCACATAAATTGATTAGCTATTGCATCGATCTGGTCAGGATCATAGGCAGACACGCTGCCGCCTTCTGCAAAAGGAATTTGATACTGCACTTGGCCTGATGGCTTACCCCGCTTAGGCAAGTTTATATTGGCACTCAAATTGCCAGGTCCTACTTTACCAGACCATCCTGCGTTGTAGCCTAATACATCAGTGCCTTGAGGATTTTTCATGGCTTGCATGCCAAGCATTGCACGACCCTCAGCCAATGGAATTGAACCATTGAGCATGCCAACATAAACATCTTTTGCATCAAGAGGCTTTTGCACCATTGCATTAACATTCACATCGCCAAGATTGACGTTGTAGTTTGCTGCAAGAGACTTCATCAGCTGGTCTTGTTGGCCTTGAGTCATACGATTCATGTCAAGGCCTGCACTAAAGTCACCGCCTGCAGTACGAGCACGCATGCCTAAACCTAAATTAGAAACAGAGTCTTCTCGGTTAGGAGACATTTGTTTCATTGCATGCTGATAAAGCCGCATTGCATCTGGGTCTTCTTTAAACTCAATATCAGGTCCGCGTACTTCACCGCCTTCGGCATAACCGCGCTGCGAATCAATGCTGTTCATAATTTCATCCACTTGAAATGGGTCGTATTCTGATACGCTGCCGCCTTCGGCATAAAGTTTAGTGCGACCTTTAATGTCTTTTGGTTCTAGCTGTCTTGCTTTGGTTATCATCGGCGGGTTCTTGCCTGTTCCCAAAGTGGAATGCCCATAACCATATCCAGAAAATGGATCTGCAAGTATCATTTCCAAATGAGGTTCTTTGCCTGTTTGAACTGCACGCTTTGAGCCGTAATATTCGCCAACTTTACGTTGAGGCGTAACAAATACCATGCCAGCATCAGTTCCTGCTTTGACTGCATCGTAGTCGCCTGTGTAGCCACGATAAAAACCTTGCAGCATCTTTTGTTCTTTGATTACGTCGGCTAATTCGTCTGCACCTTTGGCGGTACGACTAACCACTCGAGTCATACCTCCAACTACAGGTATCATTCCTAGACTTGACAATGCCATGCCAAGCTTGTCGTCTTCACGCCTAGCACGTTCAAAGTCTCTAGCACTCATCGCAGTGCCTACGCCTGGAATAAAACCGGCAGCAATGTCTGCAGCGGTCTCACCAGTGGTCATGTCATTTGGCGAATCTAATGAAAGCATCTTCTTCAAAGACTTCAAGACACCTTCTTTTTCTTTGACCTCAACAGAACCGCCATCAGCCCACTTGACTTTGTTGGCCCAATACGCAGCGCTAGCCGGTCCTTTAGCAATGTTGGCTGAGTGCCGTGCCTTGAATGATGCACGCTTTGCTTTCATGCGGTCAGACTCACCTTCTTTAGGTTTGCCTGCAGTACTTGCACCTTGTTGACCAAAACGGATAATCTTCTCTTTGCCATCTACCTTAGTCTTCACAATGTGCGACTTGGTCGGGTGGCTTGGAGTGCGCCTAGGTTGATTCAAAGGCAGACTATCTTTGTCAACAGGGTTTGTCATTTCTTCCTCGCTGCTCGCATGTTGTCTACAAGATTTGGATAAGGACGGCCTGCTTCTTTAGCCATTGCTTTAGCAGACGATTTGGCTTTAGATGAGAGTGGCTTGCTCTCGCCAAGATCTTTTGGTCGTTTCTTTTCCCAGACAGGTTTTTTAGGCTGCATATGGATTTATCCTCGGTTTTTGAGTGATGCGAGGCTCGTCAATATCTTTTGCTTGAGGGAGTTCAAACCATCCATCATTCTTGAGATAGATAATAGCCTGCGTAAACGTGTCAACATAGTCATCATGCTCCGCTACTGGGAACTTACCCAGTTGTTTTATGAAAGGTGCTGCCCAACTAACGTGCTGGCCAGGATTCTTTCCTGATTCAGGTATCCACAACAAACCTAACTCCAAAGTCGGAGCAGCTTGGTGTGCACGCGATACTTTATCTGCTAATCCTGGATTATAGCCCACAGCAGGCACTTTAGCTAATCGCAAGTCTTGTAGCAAGGACTGACCGCTGGCTTTGGCCTCGACAAGGATTCGGTCAGGCCGTCTGGCACGAGAGTGAGGTGAATCTTTGGTCATGCCGCCGTACTCGGTTGTCCAATCTTTGATAGCTTTTGCACGCAAGTCAGGGTAGCTCAGGTGCTCATCCCATGCATCGATCAGCATGGCATTGCGTTCGCCTTTGTGAGTAAACATGGCCCAGACCGTGCATGCCGTAGGATCTCCAGTGGTTTTTTCGGTAAAAGCACAGTCATACGACTGCAAGATGTATTCGAATGGCGGCAGACCTGAGGTTGCAGGCCACATGTTAAAGCAATCGGTCTTAAGGATACCGCCTTGACTAGGAACAGGATCTTGCTGCAACTGACCTGCTGCACCATACGACCCGAGCAGCTGCTTCAAGTTGGTGATCTCTTTTTTGCCAAACCGTTCAGGGCAGATCAGTTCACCCTTGACTTTGCGTGGATCGTACGACCCAAGCACGGTTTTTCTTTCTTTGCCATCCCATTCAGCAGGAATGCAGATGTGTTCCCAACCCTTGATGTCTTCAAGGATGTGGCCGCTGATGTCAAGTTCGTGCAGTCGCTGCATAACCGTAACCATGGCGTCGGTCTTTGGATTGTTCAGACGGGTTGACCACACCATGTCAAACCATTCAAGGTCTGAGTTGCGCATGACCTCAGACTGGGCAGCTTGCGCACCGTGAGGATCGTCAAGTATCAAACGAGATCCACCCTCACCAGTTGCCGTACCGCCGACAGAGGTTGCCAATCTATAACCGGTCTTGTCATTCTCGAACCGCTGCTTGGCGTTTTGGTCACCAGACAGCTCAAACATGTGCTTCCACCGGTCTTGATACCAGTTCGATTGCAGCAAGCGCCGAGTCTTTAGGTTGTCACGAGTACTGAGGTTGCCTGAATACGAAGCGCACAGAAACTTCTGCTGAGGGTTGACAATCCATTCCCATGCAGGCCACATGACCGAGACGATGGTTGACTTGGAATGACGAGGCGGGATGTTGATCAGCAGCCGTTTGATGTCACCAGAAGTAATGGCTTCAAGGTGTTCACAGATTGCTTCAATGTGCCAGCTGCCGATGAATGGAATGCTTGGCTCAACAACATGCCAAGATTGTTTGACAAATTCGTATAGATTGCTCTCAGCTTTGCGACGAAGCTGTTCCCTTGTAATCAGCTCACTAAGAGCTTTGTGATCCAAAGGTGCGTTCATTCTGTCTTTGCTGCTTTACCAAGCAAGGTTTGCATCTGTGCCAGCTCAGTGTCGCTCAGGCCTTTAAGGTCCACGACAGAGGTTTCGATAGCTCCGCCGTTCGGCCCGCTGATCTCGCTGCGTGCAAGCTTCGGCACGTGATACTCGACCACGGATTGAAACAAGTTGAATGCCTTCTCAGGGTTTGGCCTGATCTCATAGACCATGTTGCCTTGACCGTCATAAACTTGATTGCCGTCTTTGTCCAGCATAGGCTTGCCGTTTGCCACCAGATCAAGCCAACCGGCCAAACGGTGTGCATTGCCATCAACAAACTCAGCAATCGCTGCCTTTGCCGTCAGCGTGATTTTGTTCTGCGTGCCTGCAGCACGGCCTGAACCGGCAGGACGTGTAGAGCCAGGCTTGGCACCGCCGCCATTGTTTGAGCCAGGCAAAGCACCGGCTTTTCGCTTCGGTGCAGGTGTACGTAATTCCATAATCAACCCTTTCGGTCAGATTGTCTATTTTGGATTGTATTGTATCCCTTATTGCGCACGTTGGTATCTACGTCTTACTAGGAACCACCAAGAAGCGCTTGAGCCAGTCAGGAGGCTGATCACCATAGACGTAGGCCAGCAGCATGCTGTAGGCCTCGTCTGCTCCCTCGCACACAAAAACCTCATAGCCTTTTGCACGCAGCTTATCGATTACATCGTTTTGGTTGCTGTTCGTTCTGCCGCCAATCTTCTTCA